ATGTCCCGTGATTCCATCAAGATGGTTGCCATGCTCACCATGCTTATCAACCACATTGCGAACGTCTTTCTGCCCGCCGGGCAGCCGCTGACAAATCTGTGCCTCTGCATCGGCTACTTTACCGCCGTGACGATGTGCTTTTTTCTCGTCGAAGGCTACGGCTGCACCCGCTCCAAACGCCGCTACGCCGGGCGGCTGCTGGGGTTTGCCGTGCTGGCGCAGTTGCCGTATCAGCTGGCCTTTCCGGCAAACGGCATCGCCGGGTTTGTGCAGTTCAACATGCTGTTCACGCTGCTGCTCTGCTTTCTGGTGCTGCTGGTGCAGGAGAAGATTCAGGACCGCGTGCTGCGCGGCGTCTGCATCGTGCTGCTGATCTGCGCATCGCTGTTCTGTGACTGGGCGCTGCTGGCCCCGGTGTTCACGCTGCTGTTTGCCTGGGCCGGGGGGAACCAAACGCGGCAGAAAGCCGCGTTCGGCGCGGCGGCACTGCTCTACGGCGGCATGGCCGGGCTGGGCAGTGGGCAGGTGTGGGAGGCCGTCGGCTGCGCCGTACCGATCCTTGTCTCCGCGTTTGTGATCCTGTACCTGTACAACGGCCGGCGCGCCGCCCGCGGGCGCACGTTTTACAAGTGGTTCTTCTATGCCTTCTACCCCGCGCACCTGCTGGTGCTGGGGCTGCTCCGCCTGGCTGTATGATTTTTGCCGCGCCGGGACTTGACGCCCGCACCGCTTGTGTATTATAATGGATAAGTTATAAGAACGAGGTGTTGCGCAGTTGGTAGCGCGCGTGGTTTGGGACCACGAGGCCGCAGGTTCGAGTCCTGTCACCTCGACCACAACAAATGCCGTAGATTCGTTTAAATCTACGGCATTTTCTTTTTCAAGTACACGTTTTAGTACACACTTACCTATTTTCTCTGCAAACTGTGTACCAAATCATTATACACATCCGGACGTGCTTCTTTCAGCGCATCCATAAACTCATCCAGCACACGCCACACTCGCCCGGTATCGGCCTTTTTTACAATCTCCAAAAATTCACTCATCCTGTAAACGCTCCAATTTCCGCATTACGCCATTATAAACTTTAGGATTTGCTACATACAAGGCCGACATAAGCTCATCCAGCACGTTCAGCGCTGCTGTGATGTCTACGTTTGACACGGCCCGCAAAAAGTCACTGCCACCAACAGCAGCCCTTGTAGGCGGCTCTGCCGCTTCGTAGTAGCGCACAGGCTCTTGCAGTTCTGCTTTCTGCGGAGAATGGGACGCATCTGCAAGACGCTGATTTTTCACAACATACAGCGCTGCCAAATTTTTAACTCTGGTCATGGTGAGTTCGCTGCTTTCGATTTCGGCTATAGCGCCGTCAATCTCTCGCACGTCAACCATAGCCCTTACACCTCACTTTAACCGTTTCGCATCGTGTCAATGCAGTGCTGGATGACTTCCCTATCTTTGCTGTCAGCCCCGCGCATAATATCTTCCATGCGGGAAATCAGTGAATCGCGCCCATCGTCCATGCTGTAGTGCCCGCGCACATAATGCGAACCGCGCCGCGCATAGCTGCTGCCGCGTCCATAATTGCCGCGCATATTGGCGCTCCAATCACCATCTCGGCTGTAATCCTCATCGCGGCTGTAACCGTCATCTTCCAGCATGACAATTTTGTCGATGTTTTTGATAGTGTCAGTCAGCTTGTGAACAGTTTCCAAGTCACCGGCAGACATTTCACCCTTCTTTCCGATTTCGTCCAGTTCTGCGCACAGCATGTCTTTCAAGTCATACAAAACTTTTTTGCTCATGGTTTACTCCTTTCAGCTCACTCTCTCGACCACAAAGTTTGCGTTCGCAAACAAAACGGTTTGTGTGCTTGTATTTTCGGCGGCAACGGTCAGGCAGCAGCCGCGCGGAACTTCAACAAAAGACGTCACATAGATATTAAAGAAGTTTTCTACTGCTGCCGGTGTCACGGTTGCAGTCGCACTGTTCAGCGGTTCGCCATTGATGGCAAGTGCCGCAGTAATAGCTCCCACTGTGCCGCCGGTAGGGATAGCAACGTTTGCACCAAAGCCCACTTTGAAACGAGCTTTGCACTGGTTCGTAATGCCGCGCAGCGTAACAATACCGGCGCCCTCTCTGTGTACGATACAGCCCTTACCCGCTACTGCCGTTTCCGTCAGAGGCACGTTCTGGCCTGCTGCTACGCTCACGGTATTGGCGTTTGTAAATTCAGCCATAAAATCATTCCTTTCAAAAAAAGATAGTGGCGGGACGATTGCCCCGCCACATTTTGCACTATCGGCACGGGGCCGAACATGTCAGATGTTCCGACAAGTTGCCGTATTCATTTTTAGCATCCGCAGCCGTTGCAGGTGCCGCAATTCCCATACTGATACGGAGCAGGAACGGGGAAAGCCGGAACAGGGCGGGGGTTGTAGTAAGCGAGCTGCCCGCTCATATAGGCTTTCAGCGTTTCATTCTGCGCAGCCTGACTTGCGGCAAGCTGTGCGGCAAAAAGCTGCTGGTTCTGCTCGGCAATCTTGGCATCTTTAGCCTCAATGCGCTGCGCCGTCAGTGCGTCAAGCACAGCGCGGGCGTTTGCGTTCTGGTTTTCGATGATGTCCCGAGTGCCGTTCTGGATAGTCTGGCGCGTGTCGCAAGCCTGCGTAGCAAGGTTGTAGTTTACGCCCTGAATCGCCTCGCGGGTCTCGCAGCAGCAATTGGCCTGCTGCATCTGCATTGCGTTGAGCTGCTGCATAAATGCAGCTTGCTGGTTTGCACGACTGATTTCAGCCGACATAAAGCCCTGCTGCATAGCGTTCTGCACACCGTTGACAAGCTGTGCCTGAGCATAGAAGCCATCGCACAGGCCGTTGTTCACGACGTCGATTTTGCGTTCGATGTTGGCAAAGTCGCTGGTCAGGATGTAGCCATCAACTGCGCCGGTGCTGCCGTTGCCGCCAAAGCCGTTGTTGCCCCAGTTGCCGCCCCAGCCGCAGAAAACGAAGAGGAAAAGAATAATAATCCACCACGCACCATCGCCGCCAAAGCCCCAGCCGTTGCCATTGCCCGCATTCGCGGGCTGAACAGGCATTGTCATAACAGTGCCGTCCGAAGAAAGACTCATGTTTAACTCCTTTCAAAAGTTGAATGTATTGTTCACCGTGCGCACGGTTTGAACCTATTTTAAAAAGCTCTGAAACTGCTGCGCCATCGCTTGCAGCTGGTCTAGCTGCTGCTGGCTCATTTTGCCAGATTGCAGAAGCTTTTGAACTTCTTGCTTCGGGTCTCCTTGGAAATTCTGTCGGAACTGCTGAAACTGCTGCATCATTTGCTGGAATTGTCCCATTGCGCCCGGAATTTTGCCCCCGCCAAGAGCGTTAAACAGAGGGTTGCTCATTGTCTGCCTCCTTTTTCTTGCGCGTCAAAGGTTTATCCGCCGCCAGCGCGTCAAAGCGGGCTGTCAACGCGTTGAACTCTTGCCGCGTGACATATTCTTCTTTCGGTTTTTGCGCGGTCTGTGCGGGCTGTTTCTGGCTTGCTGTGCGCTCTATATAATCAAAAACGCGCAGGGGCTGCGGCATACCGCTTGCATCGGTGGATTTGATATAAAATGTGCTGTTTTCGCTGTCCATCAGCAGCACACTATTCCCCGCCGCCACCATATACGCTTTGGCGCCCTCTTCGCCCTGCACCCAGATAATAGGCGAGCTTTGCTGCGCGGGCGGCTGCGGTTGAGGATATGCCGCTTGTCTAAGCTGCGCGAGCTGATCGGGCATGGCCGACGGCATCTGCTGCCCCATTGGATAATAGTTCGGCATATAGCCGGGCTGATACTGTACGCCAAACGCCATGGTAAATCATCCTTTCTGCCAGTAGTACAGCGGCACTTCATCTCCGCTGTCCCATGTATCAAGCCAATCTCCATTCTGCACGCACACAACATGTGTAGCCATTGCCAAAATGTACGTGCCGTCCGGGTGGTCTTTTGCAAACTGCGCCACTGTGTAACAATCCGGGCAGCTGTTTGGCAATGTGTAACGATTCCAACCACATCGCCGCAGATAGCTGCCCCAGACATAGTTCGCAGACGGCATATCATGCAGTTCAAATCCTGCCAACACAAGCGCCGCATATACAGCCGCCCACGATTGATGCGTTGCGGCTGCAATGGCTCTGACGGTACAATCGCCGACGCGCTTTTGTTCTGGATTCAAGTTTAATTCTCTGTACATGGTTTTATCCTCTATATTTATTGTAATAGTTTACACATTTTCGCGTGCGCCACATCTGCGCCAACTTTACGCCAACTTTTTTATAAAAATCCCGCAATTTCTCTTGACACTACTACGCTAGCGTAGTGTAATATAGACACAGTAAGAAATAACCACTTACACGGGAGGACATAAAAATGAGTAAGCTCGATTTTAGCGACACCATCTATAAACAGACTCGCGTCCGCATTGACAACAACGCCCTCATCGACGACATCCGCAAGGCCATCAGCACCAGCGAAATGGAGAACGACGAGCGCCAGCGCATCACCGGCCAGGATGATGTCATGGAGCGCTGGGAGTACCTCGTCGACTTCCACCGGGACGAGATTCTCGACGACGACGGCGAACTTCTGCAGGTCACTGACACCGTGAAGGTCATCGAGATCGCCATTTACCCGCGCAGCCGTAACTCCGTCTTTGTCCGCGCCGGATTCCCTGTCAATGAGGACATCTTCGTTGAACTTCCCGCCGACGCCGACAGCTTTGAAATCTAAAAGGAGGCCATCTATGGAAATTTCACTAAAGGAATACGCCGCCCGGCACAGCCGCGCCGCGGCGACTGTCCGCCAAAAGGCCATCCGCGGCGGATTTAAGACCGCTCGCCGCGTTGGCCGTGACTGGATCATTGATGAAAATGAGCCCTACATTGACGAGCGCTTTGCCATGCCTTCCACGCCGCCAGACCTGTGGCTTTTGACAAACGGAAGGCACATCCGCACCATCAGCGACGCCGGTTCCGTCAAAATCGGCAGCGACGAATTCTCCGCTCTTATTCCAACCGGTGCGGGTGACGGCGAATCCGCCTACTGCATCTATACGCGGACAGAGCTGGACGCCGTCGGCATCAACACCGCCGACCTTCACTACTTCACCCTTGTTTCCGGCAGCTTCAACATCTACGACTACGACTGCGGGTGCACCGTATCGGAGACTGTAGAAGGAATCTTCAATGTTTTCTATGCGGACGGCATCGTCTTTTTCGTAAAAGCCGAATAAAATAAAAAAGCGCCCCTCCCGTGTCCACCATGGACACAAAGAGGGGCGCTTTTTATTCAGCCTTCAACTTCCCAACAATCGCCTTTACCCGTCTGTTCACCGTCCTCTCACTCAAATTCAGCTCTGCCGCAATATCAGCATTGCGCCAGCCGCGCCGCCGAAGCTGCAAAACATCCGTTTCTTCATCGGTCAGCAAACCGCCGACAAAATCAAACTTTGGCATGATTACTCATCCTTCTTGTTCTTGCTTTCGGTCTGTGTGCCAAAATAGAAGGCCACGACCATCGTCACAATGGTCATGACCGTGTCAGGCTGTAATTTCTCCCGCAGCGCCAATGCCGCAAACACTGCAACGACAACCAGCGTCACAATGGTTTTTACCTTGAAAAGCGCGGCAATGTTTTTCAAAAAATCGCCCATTGATATGCACTCCCTTTCAGCCAATCAGATGATTTTGCAAAGCTTCCTTTGCTTTTTGCATCTGGTCAATGTTGTTCCCATCCAGATTGTGGTCAAGAAGGGCAAGCAATGCCTGCATGGTCACATGCTGCCCCTCGTCCATGCGGTCAAGCCGCTGTTTGTCGTTTTTCAAGAATCCCTCCATGGCGTTCACCCGCTCTTCAAGCTTGGTAATGCGTTTGTCCTGGTCGGTTTTCGGCTTTTTTATGGCGGTGATGACTTTGCTGATAGCCACGCCCCCGGCATACAGCCCGGCAGCAGCCCCCGCCGCATAAATCAAAAACGCCCAAGCCTCCGCAAGTGTAAACGAGAATACATGCTGCATCGGCATCACACCTCCGCCCATTCAGATTTGTACAGCCCGGCATCCGTCAGGCCGCGTTCCTTGCACAGCAGATAAATCGCGTCTGCGTCTCCCTGCGTCACCGGCCCGATGGTAATCACTTGTAGCTTCCTTTCAGGCTTGTCCAAAGCGGGCAGGGCCTTTACCAGATGATTCAAATCAACCACCTCGGTGATGCCCGGCACGTCGCCCTTTGCGGTCTGGCTGTACTGGTGGATGTATCGCGGCAGCGTCTTGTCGTAGTTGGCGCGGGTGTCGGCCAGCCAGCCGATGTAATCTTCACACAAATAGGTGTAGTCGATGTTTGCACTTGCGAACGCCGTGAAGGTGTAGATGCCTGCCATAAATCCGTGCGCTTTGGCTCTCTTACAGAACGCCATTGCAATTGCCGTGCGCTGGTCTTTGGTCAAGTTGTCCGCGCGGCCATCGTGAACGCCGGTCTTGGTTGTGTGTCCCCATTCGCTGTCGAAGAACAAGGGATAGCCTGTCGGGGCAAGGCTTGCGCAGAAATCAGCTTCCTCGCGGGCTTCGTCCACTGTGATGGCCTGCGAGAAGAAGTAAAAGCCGAACAGCTTTCCGTTCGCTTTCGCCCCTGCAAGGTTAGCATCGTACTGCTCGTCCTTCATCAGCTTTCCGCTGCCGTATCCGCGATACCCGATGCGAACAATGGCACGGTAGGGAACCTTTGCCCAGTCGATGGCGCCCTGATGGTGAGACACATCAATCAGAACTTCCTCGCCGCTGGGCCGTGCAGCGTCTGCGGGTTTTTCTACAGCGTGCTCACCGGGGCGATAAGTAAACACCTTCCCGCTTGCCGTGGTAAAGTCGCCGTCCAGCCATACCAGCGGGTTGGTGCGGCTGCCGTTCAGAATGACTTCAAAGTGCAGGTGCGCTCCAAACACATTGCCGGTAGTGCCGCTATAGCCGATGAGGTCGCCCTCTTTGACCTGCTGTCCCAGCTTGACGCAATATCTGCTCAGGTGTGCGTATCGGGTCTGCATGGGCTTTCCCTTGTAGGGCGCGTGTTTGATTCTCACCATGTTGCCATAGCTCTGCATCCCGGTTTTTGTATGGCCGTCCCAGTCCTGCATCTGGTCAACTGTGCCATCCTCGGCAGCGTATACCGGCTGCGTGCTGGTATTGCCGATCTGGGTGCGCAGGTCGATGGCCCGGTGCAAGCTGCCGTCGTTGTAAAACCATCCTTGTGTGATGATGTGCTGGGCCAGAGGCCACGCCAGCAACACCTCACCGTTTGAGAGTCTCATTGATTTTCCTCCTCGTACAGCGGATTTTGAATCTGCTCATTCGTTGCGTTGCCGTCCTGCACCGTTTCAGCATCCACCGCATCATAATACGCCTGCGCCAGCGTCTCCACCTCTGCAATGTCCGCCTCATCCAGCAGGCCGTTGTCGTAGTGCGTGTATGCTTTGTCAAGCCAAAACGCAACGTCACGTCCTGCTGCAATCTCCCGCTTGATGCTGCGCAGCGTCAAATCGTGCCGTGCTTTACTCTTGATAGCCATGGTGATTTCTCCTTTCAGTTAATGGAAGCAACCGCTGCTTCCAAATCCTCAATGTGTTTAATGGGGTCTGCGCGTCCCGTGACAGTCGCGCTGTCGGCATCGGTCAGAATAGTATTCGCACCTGCAAGCGCGGGGATGGGCTGTGCGCCTGTCGCGGTGAAGGGCACAGGCTCTGTCAGATTGTAGTATACTTGCACAGGACTTCCTGCGGCATACTGGGCGACGAGGTAAGCATTTAAGGCATTAGCATCTGGAAAATACTTGCTCATAAGTTTCGCTGTTGTGTAAAGATACTTTCC